CCCAATATTTAAAGTAACATCTGGCTTATCTAAATAAGCATTAAATGTTTTTGTATCATCGCTGTAAAAAATTCTACCCTCTTTATATGGGATATTAGCATCTAAATTTGTAGCAAAATCAATAGTATTAAAATTTCCACTCGTATATTTAACAGTTATATTTTGTGATGGGTAACCATCCTTACTAATCTCTATCCCGCTTACGCCATCTATATCTACTGCGCCATATGAATTATTTAAACTTGTAATTCCAGAATTTCCCGCCTCAACAAGTCCTGTCAAAAATCCAGAAAGATAATAAAAATCTCCGGTCATTTGCCCAGAAAAAGAATCAACATATCCAGAAATTTGGTTTATATTATTTGAATAATTATTTAATGTTCCCGTAACTATACCTGAAAGCGTGTTAAAGTTTCCGGTAATTTGTCCAGATAATTGAATAAATGCGCTTGTCAAATCATTTTCAAAACCAGAATATTGCGCCCAAACCTGTCCAGAAAATGTTGTATACTGCCCAGTTATTTGTCCAGAAAAAGTATCAAATTGATTTTGTAATCCGCTAGTAAAAACATCATAAGATCCTGTTTGGAAACCTCCGGAAAATATTTCAAATATATCTTGGGTAACAACATTTTTAAAATAATTAGCCGAAGATATTGACCTTCCACCAAGAACAATATTTAAATTTCTTAAATCATTAAGGCCATTATAAAGATCTACCCCTACAATTTTTCTAAATGGAACATAAAATGGAGTATCGAATCTTTTCCAATTTGCAAAACTACCCGTACTTAAATTAAAAGCCGCTATTGTATATTTTATATCGTCTTTTGGATCTCTATAATAAAATCTCCCACTAAGAGGAGTGACTGGCGTTAATGGGTCTAGATTTAATGTTCCCCATCCGGTAGTCATCGAATATATTCCCCACCGTGTTGCTACAAACTGATTCGCGCTATAATATTCTAAAACTCCTTCTCCGGTAATTGCCCCATATTCTAAAAAGAACGATATAGCAGCATCACCACTTGACATAATTACGCCTTGGCTGACATTTCCTTCATAGAGATCATGGTATCTACCTCTTAAAGAAACAGATAAATCTTCAGCATTAGGAAGGCCAGAATAAATATCCCAGCCTAAAATACAATCGCCACTAACTCTAGTTTCTGGTATAACCCCAGAGCTATAATATTCAGTACCACTAATATAAAACGGTGCAATAATTGTTTTATCTAAAGGATCATATAATGATCTAATATATATTGCTCCGCTCAATGTTGATCCGGTAACGCCAGGTATTCTTAAACTACAACTCCATCCAGTAGCTAAATAATTTGATGCATTATATTCTTCGTACAGTGCTATTCCAGTATATGGATATGATGCAAAAAAATTTGGAGGCTGTAAGCCTATTTCTGATGGCAGTACTACAAATTGATTATTACCAGGCACAACAATAGGCCTCTCGTCAAGAAGCAATGTCTCCTCCCAATCATCAAGCCTAATATTTACACCGCTTAAATATAGCTGAGCTACACTTAGCGTTGAATCAGACCTTCCAAATCTTAATTTATTAGTCATCGGTTAACGTAAGATTAAATTGAGTATAATACAGATTGGCCATAAAAACAGCATCATGCCCAGAAAAACCACTAGCCAATATATATAATTTAGTATCATTAGCGCCACTTAAAAATATACTATATTTATCATTTCCACCAAACAAATCGGCTTGATCTTTTATATCAATTTTTAAATTTGTTCCCCGCTGCACAACGAAATGCTTGCGTCCATATATGCCATCCGAAGCAACATCATAACTGGCATAAAAATCTTGAATATTATATCTTGCAGCTACATAATCAATATGGCCCATAATTACAGAGCCTGTTTGAACAAAAATTCCATCGTAATTACTTTTTGGAACGCGCATTTTTTTAATAGGATTAAATCCAGTAACGCCAAATCCGCCAGAAATTACCGCTTTCATGTGGATTGAATTGTAGAATGTATTATCTGAAGATGTTCCAACAGCGAAACCATATGGATGATTATAGGTAGATCCATGAAAATTATTAGCATTTATTAATGTAGCGCCTTTTGTTTCAAAAAACGTTGAGCCTGTAGAATTTATTATGCAAGTATTTTCGCACCGTTGAGCAACGTTATTGCTGCTTCTTATTAAAGATGAATTTTTATTGCCAGACGTAAAATTGCTAGATCCATGAACGAACAAATCTTGATCTCCGCCAAAATTATTTGCATTTCCAATAAATGAAGTTCTGTTATCAGAAACGTTAATAAGCGTATTGTTTGCCCCCCAACCACTTCCTATATAGTCTAATATGATTGTTTTTTGCCCTGTTCCGTTAAATATTCCCATGTCTTTACCTGGCAACAAAAACAGTGGACCACCTTGTATGCCATTAATTGCATTTACTCCAGAAAATGCAGCTTGTCCAGCATCAATAATTATTGATTGTCCCGTTGGAATTACTTCTACCCCATTTCTTCCAATTAAATTAATGTCTCCTGATCTTGAATTAATTCTATATACCGCATCTGCCCTTATTCTTAAATTATTTCCAGAAATATACGTTTGAACCCCTTGTTCACCAACAATTGTATATCCACTAATTGCTATTTGATTTGAATTTAATGGCCACACTACAACACTTCCCATTCCAGTAAGGCTTACATTGCCAGACAAAGAATTTAAAGTCCCAACTGTTCCACCACCGCTAGGAAAAATATATAATGTAGAATTTTGAAAATAAGTGCCAATGCCACTGAATCCAGTAATATTGATAGCGCCTGTTACTCCGTTAATATTATTTAAGATTCCCCTATTTCCATTTTGAACTGTTAAAATTAAAGAATCTCCACTTTCTATTCCAACCAGCCCAGAAGTAGCATATATATTATTATAATTAGGATATAAAGGAGAAGTATATGCTGTTACTAATCCAGAAACATCAGGGTGCAGTTGAGAGGCGCGAATAAGAGTATTCATTATTTTTTAGAATGATAAAGTACAGCTGCCTCATCTGGCCCAATTTCATGATATGCGGCTATATCAAAAACTTCTTTTGATATTTCATTTTTTGTAACATCAGATATTGGATTTTCAATATAGTTATTAATTGATTTCGTCCAGTTTGTTTTTTCTTCAGAAGAGACGATAATGTTGGCAACATCTAATGCTATATTTTTTTGTGCTTGGTTTAATTTTTTAATTTTATATTTTTTCTTCAAAGCGTCACAAATACCCGCTTCCAAAGCGTCTTTATCTTTAAGAGTCTGGCTAATCAATTTTGTACTAAATTTGTATGAAGCTACAGATTTTTGACCAACTGGGGTGATTTTTTGTGTTGTTTGCGCTGCTGGCGTAGCTGATGGCCTGCCTGCTTGCCCTGCTGGCTGTTTTGGGTTTAAAAGTGGCTCATAAAATCCCTGCTCTTTTTCCAATATCATTTCTTTTTGCGATTCAGCCAACTCATAAGGTTCCGGCAACACATTTGTATTGATTGCAGAAATTGCATCTTTCGGAGATATTGCTCCTAACTCAAGAAGTCTTGTATAAACTCTTGACAAAACAGCAGAATCATTTCTAAAATTATGCGTTTTCCATTTTGGTTCTGGTGCCGATTTAAAATTCATAGTTTTAGCGATTTCACGAATTTGTGGCCCCAGAAATTTAGTCATAAATTCTTGCCTTGCAAACTCAAGCCTTTTGAAAAATGCATCCATTTTTGCGCTTGCATTTGCAAATTTATCATCACCAAAAATAATATTATTTAAACCTAAACGAATATCACGATCTACAATTTCATACTTTTTAGGATCTAAAATGTCTCCAATTTGCGGTATCACAAATTGTGCCTTTGTTGTATAGTCTGCTATCAAAACTCTTCCAACGCTACCATTTTCAAAAATTTTTCGAAGCACTTCTTGGCTTTTTTGGCTTGGTGGCCCAAGCTCTTCATCGCCTTGAGTTATTAACAATACAGCTTGCTGTATAGTTCTTGAAATAGCCATGTCTACCTTTTTAAGCTCAAGCTTCCAATTTATATCTTCCAAAACAGGAAAGCCCATAGGAACAGCAAGTGGTTCATAATCTTGTTTTTTATAAAAAATACTAACCAAACGATCTGAATCTAATGATATTTCTAAAGATTGATTTCCATTTTTTATATTTTTAAGCTCTGGGATAGTCGATGCAATTTTTTTATCTTCTTCGCTTGTTGGTTTTAATAAAGCACCTATCTCAAATGAATTCAATCGCTTTTTGTAAATTGGCGCGGTAAAACTAGAAGATGCTAATACTTGAATATCATATGGATTCAAAATAATATACTTTAATGGAATTTTAAGCGCTGCTTCCATAATATTCATTTGCTGCAGCTTGCGTAAACTTTCTCTAGGAAATTCTCCAAATAATTTATAAATGAAAACATTTCCACTGCGGAAATATTCGCGGAAAAACATATCCGTTAATTGCCATAAATTAATTTTTTCTGCCCAAATATTAAAAAAGTTTCTTGACTCTTTATTTCCGCCAGAAAATGTAATTTCTGAAATTGCAAATTCTGTCATCAAGTCAATTGTGTTTCTAAAAATTGGCACATTCCAATATGCTTTTTGACACAATAAGATTGTATCTTGCAATGAAATATTTGTAGCATATTTGCCGCTATTTTTTTCATATAAAAACGGAGCAACTCCAGCTTCAAGATTTGCAAACCTTTGAATTCTGGTTATGCTACCAGCAGAATTCGACCTTGAACCCCTTTCTGGGGTTGTATCGCAAGAGCCAATTAGCTTATCATAATCATCCAAGCTAGCTGTTAGTGGCTCCGAAATCTCCTTTTTGCTCTTTTTAGACCTTGTACCTTTTTTAGATATCATATGCAGTTATTTATTACAGTAATGTATTCTGAAATTCATTTTATTTAAAAATTAAATTAAATTAGGGTTGGTATAAACTGTTCTCTTTTAATTTGAACCTGAGTTTTAACCAATTCAAAATAACACTTTACTCCCCAGTTTCCTAATAATAGCGTGCTGTAGTTATCTTTTCTAGGTTTATTATTGGCGGTTGAAGTTCTAGCTGACCTTGGGAGATCAAAGCTTTGATGACCTCTGGAAGTTGATGTTACCTCAATATTCGCGCACTGCTCTTTTGTTGAAATAATAATATCGTCTTGAAGTTCAATAAATTCTCTTATTGATAATTTTCTATTATCTTCTTTGGAGTCGCCCTCTAGAACGCCAGATCCATGAGGAAATACTAATTTTAATGGAATTCTTAAATTAAACATATAGGACATATATTCTGGATGATTGCTCGCGCGAGAAGCAAACCATATTTTTTTATGATCAATACATGATTGCAAATAAGAATTAGATCTCATAATCCAATCAGTACTTGGTGTTTGCCTGATGCACATGCATCCCATATCTGGGCTATATTGCTTTTTTGCTTTAATAAGCATATCCACTTGATCCTGACCATCTTTAGTAGAATCCCATTCTGTTATATATGTTATTTTTTTACTTATACCCTTAAATAATTCACTTTCATTACATGCATCAATAATTGTATCCAAGTTCGAAGAGTCGGCAATTATTAAAACAACGTTAAAATGTGTTAGTACATAATAAATATATTTTATATGATCTTGAAGATCTGCGCCAACCCTCTGATATCCGTGAACAAGAACTCCTTCTTCTTTTTCCTCATCAAGCTCTATAACTGACATGGCAAAAAAGTCTGATGAGGCACTTTTTGAATAGTTTGGGTCAATTGATAATATATATTTTTTTAATGGGTCTCCAGTAACTTTAGAATGTGGATACTCACCATCTGGAATGGTACATTCGTTCATTTTACGCATTGAAAAATACCCATCGCCACCATCACGAAATTGCGCGCCATATTCGCGTTGAAATGAATCTTCTGATATGCTTGCTCTTTGTGATTGGATAAATTCTCGGTTTAATATAGTTGCCGGTATAGCCTCCCATCCCATTTGTGATATAAAATAAGTCGGTCTTTCTTCTTCCTTATTATTCATCGTCAAAATATCCGGACGTTCTACAAAATCAGTCCAGTCAGAATACATTTTATACAAATGCTGAAATTGATAAGATGCAGATGATAAGCAAATCATTTGCGCGGCATTTTCAAAAATCATTTTATTATTGGGATGTAATGTGCCAGCTTTAATTAACTCGTCCTCTAACTTTCTAACTTTAATTCTAAATGCTGCATCCCTTGGCGAAGAAAGGAATGGCGCCAATACATCATTAATCATCTGTGGAGATAATAACAACACCTCATCGAGAATAAGAACGTCACAGCGCATACCTCGCGTATCTTCGGAAAGCGGAATGGCACATATATATCCGCCATTAACATCCCATTGAAACTTATCGTTTCTTAAATATGGCTTTTTGTCAAAGCATGACCTTGCAAGCTGAGCCTCTTCCGTGTTTAATAGCCTTACAATTTCTTCAAAAATTCTACGGCTTGTTCTAAAATTTGCTGAAGCAATAACAATTCTAGTACCAGGCTCAAATATGCATTTTAATATACAATACCAACCCGCCAAAGTAGATTTTCCACCACCACGACTAAAAATAAGCATGCAATTATTCTTTTCAAACATTGCATTTATATGCATAACCTGCATAGGCTCCATATTAATTCCAAGAATTAACTGCGATGTAAAGCCAATGTTGTGACGCAAGAATTTTGCCAAAGTTATTTTAGCCGTTCTATCATCAATCTCGCCATGAAGATTTAGCAGCTCTTTATTTACATCTACTATATCTTTTGCTGGTTGATTTCCTGCCCAAATTGCCATACTATATTATTTCTTTTTCAATGCAATATTGCAAATCTATTTTTTTAACTTCTTCTCCAAGTCCTAAAATTTTTAAAATTAAATCAGTCATATGCTTTCTGCCATCACAATATACAACTTGAAAGCATTCATATTTTTTATATAAATCTCTAACTCTATGAAATATGTATTCTGGGCTTGTTGCAAACCACCGTTTTTTATTATAGGCTAAAGAGCTATATGATGCTTCGACCATTATAATAATATATCCGTTATTATTTTGCGCTCTTAATAATTCTTTTTCAAATCTTTCAAGATTGGCACCAAAAGTTCCAAAAAAATCACTGAAACTTTTACGCTCAATAACGATTCTGGAAGCTGGAGATAAGGCATAGTCGCCATAATCAAGCGCAACATTTACTTTTCTCAAATCTTTTGCAAATTTTAAA